TTACATCAGCGTCGCAATCCCAGTCTTCAGGAACTTCGGCAGGATATCCCACCCCAGCACGCCGGTGAGGACGGCCAGGAGCCCCAGCAGGACCAGGAACCCCAGCGCGATGGACCTCAGGCGGTGCGAGGCGTCGTCCACCCTCTGGACGGACTCGGTCAGTGTGGCGATGGCCTCCTGCATCTGCGCCATGCGCTCCTCCTGGAGCCCATCGTGCTTCTCAATCGTCTCCACGCGGGTCTGCAATCGGTCCAATAGCTTAAGGATGTGCTTCTGGTTTACCGCGGTCCGTTCCACGCTCTGAGCCAACTCCCATACTTTATTTTCGTCCATCACTCCACCCCCGCGGTACGGGTCATGTCGTTCAGACGGTTCATCCACCCCTCCAGATGTACTTTCTGCCTGGGATCCCCGGCGACGATCTTCTCGTAGTACACCTTGCGCTGCGCCACGATCTCCGCCGCCAGCGTCTTCGGCTCCAGGCTCTTCAGCGCCGCGAAGGTGCGGGGCCCGAACTTCCCGTCGATCGCCAGGTCCACGCCCAGAGCTTTGCACGCCCGCTGGAGAATCCAGGCGAAGCCCCCGTGGTTGATGGAGACATCCAGGCAGCAGAGCGACACCGGCCAGCGCAGCTCCCCCCAGCCGTAGCGGTCCCAGAAGTTCTTGCGGTAGATCGCCTTCGCCTCGTCCGGCGTCAGCTTGCAGATATCGGCGTGCTTCACCACGCCCGAGGCATGGGCGCACTTCAGGGTGGGGATGGTGATGCCGAACGCCGTCGGGCCGCCCTTGTCGTGTTTGGCGTAGGGTTTCAGGACAGGGACGCCCCCCACGTCGTCGAAGTTCCTGCCGCCCTCCCACTTGAGCGAGAAGGCGATAGCCATCTTGAAGTCATCCTTGGGGGTCGGCGCCGGCTTCTCCCGCTCGAGCCCGTACCGCTCGCTCAGCTCCGCCAGGCGCTCGTCCAGGGACTTTTGTTCGCCCCCGGCAGCAGCCTTTACCTCGACGAGGGGCGCGTCCATGACCGTCGTCAGCTTCTCCGTGAGTTCCGGCGTCAGGTCAACATCATCAAATTTCCAGTCCGTCAGCCAGTTCAGACGCTCGCAGATTTTGTCCACCATCCAGCCGATCACGGGGCCGTCGGCCCACTCCGCCCACCAGGGAAGGACCAGCATCTCGTCCACCTTCGCGACGACGGCCGCGCGCTTCTCCGCGCCGGTCTTCCCCTTCAGGTTCTTCTCCGCCCAAACGACCTGCTCCAGTACCCACGTCTTTATCTTCTGCCACATCTTGATCATCCTCCTTAAAAGAATCGAGCGGCCATTACCTGGCCGCCCGTGTGCTTATTTCTCCTCAATCCAGCCATTTGGAGATGCGGCAGACGGTATATCCGCCCTTGCCATAACTGGGGCAAAGCCCGAACAGCCCCATGTCATCGGGGCGGATGCAATACCTCTCATCATAGGCCGACGCGGAGGCCAATATGTTTGGGTTCATCCCGTAGGGAGTTGTTGTGTCCCCACTGATATAGGGCCTGACTTCCTTCACTATCCCCAAGAGCGCCAAGTCGATCCCCAAGTATGGGCTGTATCCTCGCTCGATATCGACCGGGTAAGCGTTCCCGTGAGCATCGTGGGATTGGGCGGGGAGCGTCGATGGAATGGTTATCATGTTGTTCATCTGCGGAGTCCAAAGTCGGATCTCCGTGAACTCCGTCGACGTGGCGCTCCACTCCAGCCCGTCCACGACCATACCATGCTCGTCCCCGTGCCATTTCACATTGAAGAACCCGAAAAAACCACGCCAGTGCATGGAGCCCGCTATGGTGTTCTCCTGACCGCCTCCAAAAACTCCTTTCGTTTTCAAGCTGGCTTTTTCTGCCGCCAGCAGGTCCAGGAGGAGACGACGCTCATAGATGGTCCAGTAATGCCACTTGGAGTCGATGTTTTTCATGGAACGTATAAATTCACGATACACCCCGCCCGCCTGAACTCCCGGCGTAGAGATATAGACTTTGTTCCCATTGTTGTCGATGTACTCCTCGTGTGGCAGGCACGTCCCATGCAGAAACCCATTCGGGCTTCGCGCGAAGGCGGGGTCCAGGAACCAGCCGTCCCCGGTCTGCCGCGAGGCGCTGAACCAGAGGTCCACAACCATGTCTCCGTCGTCGTTGTTGTAGACGTGGCACTTTTCCCAGCATGGGGGGATGAAAGCCATCTCACTCTTGAGGTCCGGTTTCTCCTGCGAGATGGCGACGTTCTGCTTGGCAAACGCGTAGAGGGCGTGGGTGTCCCAATACCGTTGGGTGATGTAGACGATGTTCCCCTCCGGGTCGATGTTGTACACGAAGGGGCGGTTGTATTTTTTGGAGAATATCCGCCTCAGCCCGAAGATCGGGTCGGAATACTCCGGCCGCAGGCCGAACCGCACGGGGACGGCCCAAGGGGTATAGGTCCCGTCCGTCGCCCGCTGGCGCCCCCGTGCGAAGAAGTCCACTCCAAGCGCCGTCGCCAGGTTCAGCCCTGTCGCTGTGTGGAAGGTCAGGTCGTCAGTCCCCTGCGCGTTGTAGATGGTCGTCGCGAACGTGCTGTCCGTGCTGATCTGCCAGTCCCCCTTGTCGAAGTTCCCCGTCCCCGCCAGAACCTTCGGGGACGACATTCCGAGCACGGGGTTTACGGCGGAGGCCTCGGACCCATCCGAGGGGACCGTCATGATCGGCGTGGCCAGGATCCCCGCCGGGAACTGCACCATCGTCCGGAACATGCACGGGGCGCTCCAGTGCGACCATCTGCCCTTGCGATCCTGATACCGAATCCTGGCGTAGTACACCGTGTCCTGCGTCAGATATGGGGAGCCGCCCGGCTTCAGGGGCACTTGGAACACCGGCGTGCCGCTGAACTCCTCCTTCTCGTAGACGGGCGCTGCAAAGTCGTTCGTTGTCGCGATCTGGATGTGCTTTTGGTACATCCCCACGTCGTACGGATGCGCGTAGGGGGTCCCGACGATCTGCGGGACTTGGTTGATGTTGGTCTCGCCGTTGGCGGGGGAAATGATCGATGGGCGGACCGGCAGCCCCTCCCACTGATCCTTGGTGAGGTGGTACGCCTCCGTCACCTTGCCGCCCTCGATCTTGCCGCCCTGGATGGCCTTGAGGTCGTTGTGCGGCGTGTTCTTGATGATGTTGGTGACCTGTCCCTCGTTCACGGTCCCCCCGCCGGCTTCCACCCAATCCCCATCCTTGCGCCCGTAGGTCTTGCCGTCCTTTGGGGCGTCGAGGATGCCCGCCTGCGTCTGCGTCGCGCCGGTGTCCTCCCACTTGTCGTGGTTCCAGATCCAGATCGAACTTGTCGATAACACGATAGCGTACGCGCCGGCCACGTCGGTCGGGTGCGCGGCCTTCAGTTCGTCGGGCGTAGCGAACGGGCCTCGGTAGTAGATCAGGGTCAGGAGTTTGGGGACCTCGTCCCAGCGCGCCATCCTCCGTCCATAGAGCTTCCCGTCCAGCGGGGCCTCTTCGATACCCTCTCCGCTCCCGCCCCCAACGTCTCTCGGCAAAAATGGCATGTGCTATTCTCCTTTCTCCGTGAAGGGCTCGACCTTCACATAGACTTCCGTATCCTTGTCCGCCTCGAAGGTGAGGTAGGCGGACATGTCCCACGGGTAGCGCGACGCATGGTTATTCTGCGGATCGACGGCGATGGGCTCCGCCCGGTCCCCGACATACATCCGCACCAGCCCTTTCGGGACGAAGACGGAGATTTCCACCGTCTCCGAATAGGGCAGTTTGTACACCTCCGGTGCGCCGGATTTGACGACGAACTCCGTGTACCCGAACCCGCGCGCCGGGTCTCGGAGGACATGCGGCTCCGGGCTCACCAGCGTCAGCCCCAGCATCTCGTGTGGCACAAAAAACGGGAGAGCCTTTTGCTCTCCCGGCTGCCACGAGATATAGTGCTTGTCCGGAAACGTGATTCTCGTTTCCGTGTCGTTACGATACGTTGGCATCGCTTGCCTCCTTTCGTCGATTGAGGCGGCCTACTGCGGCCGCCTCCGTATGCCCACCATGTTCAGCGCGGCGGCCTCATCGTCCTCGTTTATGCCAGATCAGCTCCCAGGGGCTCCAGTCCGGCTCGCCGTTTGCCCAGCGGACGAAGGTCTTGTACCACCTCAGGAGCTGCACGCTCGGCAATCCGAAGGCATATCCCCCCGCCTCCACCATGTTCTTCACCACCCGCTCGGCTTCGACGTCCTCTCCGTTCCAGGCGTCCGTCACGACTTTGGCGCCGCTGTCGACGGCCTTGATGAAAGCACTGCCGGCCTCCAGAGCGGGACTGGGGCGGAACTTTCCGGTACCCCCCAGCAACGTGGTCCCCGAGGCAATATCCCGTACTATCGGGAACATGGAGCTTGCCGACAGCAGCGTCCCCTGTATCAGCCACTTCCCGACGGACTTGTCGTCGTCATCATCCCCGCCCAGGGGTGCGCGCCCCTTCACCAGGTCCTCCAGCGCGGACTGCACCGTGAACATCATGAAGCAGAACGCCGCCAGTTTTATTTTCCCGGGGATGCCCTCGCGCCCGGCCCGGGTCATCTGTTCGTGGAACATCTGATACAGGGACCCGAACGCGCTGTAGTACATCGTAAACAGTCGCCGCGTCGGCCCGCCGCGCTGCACCTGCGCCAGGTCCTTGGCGGCCCCCGCGTTGTTCGTGGTCCGCACGACGTAATTGGCGTAGTCCACGGCCTTTCGCTGGTCGTTCCATCGGGCCATGCCCTTCTCGTAGGCCGCGTGCCATACGGGCAGGGACACCGCCATGTCCGCCCACCCCAGCGCCACATACAGAGCCGCCTTTGCCCCGCTCAGAGCACGCTTCCTCGCCCCGCTCCGCTCCAGATCCAGGGCCGCGCGGATATTCCGATCCGTCCCGTTGATACGATCCGCCAGCTCTGGGGAGAGCGCAAAGGCGAAGTCCCGGTACTTTGAATCCCAGAACCCCCTCAGTGTCAGGGTGTTCAAAACGGCAGGAACGACACGCCGAACCCCCAGCTTCCAGGCCGCGGGTACCAGGCTCACGGTCTGCCCCACGGAGGAAACCATATTCAGCCCAAGCTGTACCGCCGCGGCGTTCCCCATCGCCTTGCTGAACACGCGATCGGCCTTGTCCGTCGGGGTCGACGGCGCCGCCAGACTTTGGATCCACGGGCTGAACTGCTCGAATCCCGCCCGTCCCACCGCGTGGGTCAGCAGTCCTCTCACGGCGTCGTCATGGATCAGTTTGTAGAGGTCCCGCACCGCCTCACGGTGCGTCAGGTCGTGGACGACGTTCGCCGTGTGCTCGGCGATCACGTCCAGGGACAGCAGCAACTGTCTCGGGGCGACGCGCTCCACGCGCTCCTTGGTGTGCCCCTTGCGGGTCCCCGGCCGGTGCGTCTGGTCCTCATAGAGCGCTTTCACGCTCTCCTGCTCATTGTGAACAAACGCCGTCCAGTCCGCGTTGGCGTCGAATCGGACGGGATAATACCCGCCCCGCAGGACTTTCCCCGAAGCGGTCCGGATGGGCGTCGCCTCCACCTTCTCTGGGGCGGCGCCGTTCAGTCGCTCCTCAAGAGCCTGAATCTCCGGCCAGAACGTGTCGAGGTAGTCCCAAACGTCCTGACAAAAATCCCACATCGCGTCATTCGAAAGCCGGTTGAAGATGGCCTCGGCCACCGCCTTGCCCGCCTCGTACTCGGCATAGTACTGCACGTCGTCCGCGGGGCGTTCCGTGGATCCCACGGCGTTCTCCCTCAGTCCGTTGCCGTACACCAGGCGTTCCCGGTTGTGCTGATTCCCCCAGTTCAGCATGGCGCAAAGCAGGTTTTCCCCGGTCCAATAGAGCTTTTTCTCCGTTCCGGGGTCGATCATCCCGGTGTCCAGCTTCTCGTTCAGGAAGCGGGTGAACGCCTTCTTGTCCTCGAAATGCTTGTCGAGCAGGGCCTTGATGGCCTCCTTCGCCGCCTTCCCCTTGACCAGCTCCGCCTCGTAGGCCCGCTGCGCGGGAAGGTAGATCGTCTCCCAGAAAGGGCCCTGTTCCTCCAGGCCGTCGGCCTGTCTCAGCAGGGTCTCCGCGCGGTCCAGCGATGCCAGCGTTCCGGCGAACAGCCCCACGCCCTTCTGATCCGTCGCGCGGCTCTGAGCCCCCGGCAGGCCGTGGTGCTTCTCCGTCGCGGCTCTCAGGCGTTCCACGGTCTCCGCAAACGTCTCGTTTCTCTGCGCGGTCAGCAGCTTGTTCTCCAGCCGCCCGATCCGGTCCAGGGCCGTCGCGGCCTTCGTCACGTCCTCGAACTGCTCCGGGGTCAGGTTGGCGAGGCTCGCCCGCGCGTCCCGGATGTCCAGGTCCCGCAGCCACCGCGCCACGGGCGGCATCGTCTCCCTCTTCTTCGTCAGGTCGTTCAGATACTCATCCAACCGCGGTCGGCCCTTCGCCCCCGGGTCCTCCGGGTTCACGCCCAGGCGCTCCAGCAGCCCGATGATCTGGTTGAACGCCTCGTTGCCCATGACGCCCCGCAGCCGCCTCCGGTTGGGCCAGTACCGCTCCAGCAGCTTCCGGCCCTTCTCGTACTCATCCCGGACGTTCATGGCCTCGATCGCCAGTGCGTGGTTGATCAGCTCCGTCCGCTTCCACTGCCGCGCCTCCTCGAAGCGGGCGGAGGCCGCGGCCTGCAGCGCCTTCGCCGAAGCCCGTTTTTCGGCGGCCATGTAATGAGACACGGAGATGTCCCGCATCCGTTTGCCCGCGATGATCCGTTTCGCCTCCGTCTCGGCGGCTTTCGCCATAGCGGCCAGGTTCTCCGGGCCGAACACGCCCCGCAGGTCCTCCTCGGCCCTTCTGTTTTGGTCCCTATCCCGCTGCCTCTCGCGCTCCCTCCCCTCTCTGCGCGCGTCCTCCCCGATCTTCCTCCCCAGCCTGCGTGCCGCCTCGTCCAGCATCTCGGTCTCCAGTGCCAGCCACTCCAGGCGCTCTCGCCCGTGCATGATGCGCTCCGCCTCGGCCCGCAGGGCCTCCGGGTCGTGGATCAGGCTCTCCAGCTGCGCCGTCGCCACCTTCACTCTGTCCGCCACGGCCTTCTGCGGGGGCAGATTTTTTGACCGCTTCAAGTCCTCCAACAGCGCCTCGGGAGTGCCGTATCCCAATAACTCCGCAGCCTCGGCAGGGGACAGGCCGTCGTTGGCAGTCACGCCGACCGGCAGTTCCCGCGCCAGGGCCTCGGCCCCGGCGTCTCCGTAGAGGGCAATGAGCTCGGGCATGGATAGCCTCAGCCCGCCCTTGTCGCGCGGCGTCAGCAGGGCTTCCAGCGCCCGGTACTCCGGCAGGTCCCACACCTCGGCCCCGGCCTGCTTGTGCGCCGCCTTGCGCGCCTCCTTCAGCTCCGCTTGTTTCTCGGCCTTCAGCTCCGCCGTCAGTTTTTTGTACAGCTTTGCCCTGGCGGCGTCCGCTCCTGCAGCCACAACGTCCTTGTAGCGTTCCGCAACGTCGTCCGGGATGCCCTGCTCGGTCAGGATGTGCGCCAGCCTCTCCGCCTCCCGGACGGCGCGGCTCTCCTCGATCTCCTCCTCGCTGGCCAGCATCCGGTCCATGACGCCGCGTATCTCGTCGTTGATCTCGAACTCCACGCGGTTGCCGTCGGCGTCCACGTAGAAGACGTTTCGGACGGCCCTGTAGATGTCCGTCAGCCACTTGCGGAAGGCCCGGAAGGCGCGCGCCAGGTCGAGGCTCGGGGCCCTGCCCTCCATCAGGTACTTCTCGAACCCCGCAGCGAACTTCTCGTGCGCGTTTCTCCAGCGCTTCTCGTCCGCCTCGGACAGCGGCTTGGAGAAATCGATATCGGCGACTTCCATCCACTCCACCAACGTCGCCCAGTCCTGCCGGACGGTATCGTCGACTCCCTCCATCAGGGCGAGTTTCTTGCGGCTGTTCAGAAACACGTGCCCCAGCTCGTGCAGGAAGGTCGAGCGGTTCCCGTCCCTCAGGATGGTGACGATCGTCTCCGCATCCGTGAACTGCGTGGAGCCCAAAGGCGTGCCCAAGGCGCGCGCGGATACAGTACGGGGGGCCGTCCCCTCTCGGGAAGTGCCCCCCGCTCTTTCAGCGCCTAGCCCTGCTGCTGCCCATCGGCCGCCTGCTGCGCCCGTTTGGCTGCTTTCTCCGCCCTGATTTCCTGAATCCTCGCCCAGTACGCTTCCTCGCCCTTCTCGTAAATCTCCTCGGTCATGGGATATATCTTCCGTTCCTTCGACTTGCCTTCCGGGGAATACTGTGGTGTCGATTCTGCTGTAGCCATCCGCTATACCCTCCTTCTTAACTCTCTCGAAGACCTCGCGCGGCTTGTTCCCGTACTTGAAGGACGTTGCCGTGAGGTCCACGAATCGGCCAGTCTCCGCGAAGCGCCGCAGGTTACGCCCCGCTGCCACGTTGGGGTTGATGTCCGCCATGTGGACGTAGACCTTGTAGCCTTTCTGGCGGAGGTCGTCTATGTACCTCTTTTTCAATTTCGAGTAACTGCTGCCCACAATAGGGATGACAACGTTCCTGCCCTCGTCTGTAGCATTTTCAGTTACATCAGCGACAATCCGCTTGCTCTCCTCATGCACGTACCCCGCGCCGAAGCCGTCATCAAACTCTGGAATGAGTTTCTTCGCCTCGTCGCTGTCAACAATCATGGACTTGTACTTGCTGGAGATGGGGTCTACCAGAGCGGAGGATTTTCCGCTGGCGGGGAGCCCGATGATGATATCGGCCCTGTGATCGTTCCTGACTTCCCCATTATAGACGGTCCGTTTCTGCCCGTCAACGACCTCCGTCACCGCGGAGCCGTAGCTCATGAGCTTGTCATAGACCTGCTTTCGGATGCCCTCGCGGTCCGTGGCATTCAGCGTCGAACCCGTGGCCGTCCTGCTCCTCGCATCCTGAATCTCGGGGATGGCGTTGTACTCCTCCGCGGCGACGGGCTCCCCGGCCTCCAGCTTCTCCAGCGCCGCCATGTACTCCCCGGATACAGGCTCGCCTGTCAGCTTGAAGGTGAGGGGGGCGCGCCGGATGTTCTCAGCAATTTCGGGCTGCTGCGCAGAGTATGCCTTCATCATCCCTTTCAGGATGATCTGATCTTCCCGTGCCACGTCCTCCGTTTCGGCCAGCAAACGTTCTCTGCGTTCTGCGTCGCTCAGGTGAGCGCGCTTCTCAGCGTTCCGGGCCTCCACTTCCCCGCCAAGATGACGATAAGCCTTTTTCCCAGCCCCCTCCTGCGCAGCGCGGTCCGCTTCTCTGCTTGTCGCTGTCTTCAGATATTTCTTATAGTCCTTGCGTATTTCGTCTGTGATCACATCGGTCTGCCAGGCGTTTTTCGCGTATTCTTCAAGGCTCAGGGGAACCCGTAGTTCTTTGTAAACCTTCAGCGTGTGTTCCCTGGCCTGTCCAAGCCACATCCCCGAGGGGCTCCCGCCGCTCGCGAACCCCTCGATGTTCTGTATCGCGTGCTGAATCTCATGGACAAGCACCGTCTTGGCGGCGTCCCCCCGGAGGCCAGTATCGAGTAAAATTGTGTTCTCGGATGGGCTATAGCTCCCCTTACCCTCCCCGTACCTGTCCTGGAACTTGACGCTGACGTCCGCCAATTCCGGGTACGCCGCATAGAGCTCCGGCGCGTCGTAAAAATCGGAGAGCATGGACGGCTTTCTTACCTGCCTGGCGACGGGCTCCAACTCCTTGAGCCTGGCTTGCTCCTCTTCCGTGAGGGTCCCATCAATAAATTTCTTTTCGAGCTCACGGAATTCCAGCAAGTCCGGATTGCTGATAAACCCCTCACGCCGGAAGGTCCCGTCCGGGATCTCGTACCGCCATTTCCCATCCGCCCCGCGCTCCCAGCCCGTAGCCAGACGAATCGTTTGGGCGTCCTTCCCGGACTGCTCCATCTCGCGGGCGACGTTCAGGTTATCGAGGCGGGCCGTGCCTTCCTCCGCTGCGTCCAGGGCTTCCGCCCCGCGCCTGCCGATGATCTGGTAGTACTCCTCAGACCTTCTGGCGTTAAATCGCTTGGATGGCGGGATGATAGCCCCGTCACTGTCTCGGACGATAACCTCCGTCAGTTTGCGGTTGTTCCTGGCGTCTTTGTAGGCATAACCCTTGCCGTCGTCGTACCCAAATTCGCAAATGGAGTTCCCATCCCACCAAACGTCTTTCGTCTTAACTACATCCGTGATAATCCTGTACCCGCCTGGGATCTCTTGTCCTTCCATTTGGGCATAAGCACGAGACGGCGTTATCCAGTCGCCGTTTCGGAAATCACTCTCCTTAACTCCTTTGGGGATCGCTCGATACATACGAATGGTTTTTCTTGGTGAATCAAGAGCCTTCTTAACGGCGTAAAACGCCTCATATTCCTCGCCCGAAGACTGGTACCATTGGGGCTTTGTCCAATAATCGTCTGGGACAAGGCCGCTCTCTCTGATCGTCGCCAGATTGTCGTCGTATTTACTGTTAGGCGCTCGGTGATCTATTCGGTATTCGCTGTCCCGTTCGTACCCCTTTTGTCTTGCCTGCTCATCGACAATCTTCTGCGCGGTCTCCATGTCCCCGGCTTCCAAGGCGGCAAAATACTCTTTATCGATATTTTGGTGCGCCCCTCCGCGGGAGGCGGACTGGTAGTATTCCTCCGCCTCCTGCGCCTCCCGTATCGCGGCCGCCTCCTCGGCCTCAATGAGCTGGAGCAAACGCCCTTCGGCTCCCTTGGGCTTCTTCTTCCTCAGCCTCCGCGCCAACACACGCAGTCTGTTCTCAATCTCTTCTCCGCGCTCATTCTTACGGACAAACTCCGGGTCATCGCTCCGCAGCCTCCGCTCGAATTCCTCGCGGGACAGATTTTCAATCCACGCCTCGATCTCGCCATACTCTTCCCGGAGGGCCAGCGCCTCCGTCTTTTCCGGGCTCTCTGGCCAGGTCTCGATCTCTCCATCGGGCTCAAAATTCTGCCACGCCTTAAGCATCAATGCCTCGTCCCGCGCAGGCCCCTCCGGCCACGTCTTCGGGTCGCTGTAGTCGTAGTCCTCGCTCTGGCGCGCCGAGGACTGGTCGTACCCGCTGCCTCGCGCCCCCTGCGCCTTCCCCTGTCGCATCTCGAAATTCAAAGCCTCGGCAGGCTGGATCCCGGTGCGCTTCGCGAACCGGCCGGCGAACTCCGACGCCAGCAGACCCATGGCCTTCGCTTCCTCCACGTCGCGCCCCGCCGCGATCATCCGTGCCTCGACTTCCTTACCCAGCCGACGAATCTCGGCGGGCGTTCTGGGGCGCTTTGCCCCCTTCGTTTTGGAGCTATCCGCCTGCTCGGGGGCCGTCCCTGCGGGGCCGACGTCCTGCTGTTCGTAGCCCTCAAAGTTCTCGCCATCCTCGAGCGTCCTTGCATTGACGTCCTCGCCTGAAGATGGTAGAGTAGCCTCAAAAGGCGGCATGGCACTTTCCGCCAGACTGGAGCTTCGGCTCGGGGTCTGGGGCGTTTCGGACGTATGGGAGAAGCCTTCATCCGCCTTAAGGACAGGGGCATTGGGGGCCCCCAACTTCGGGTTGGGGCTCGTTTCGGACGTAACTCCCTCGGACCTGTCCTTTTCCTTTGTGACGGTGTGCCCCGGCAGGGATGTATCGTAGACATACCCGGGTTTGGACTTTCGTATGGTATGGAATGTCAGTTTCCCCCGTTTTGTGCGTACTTCCTCCACGATCAAAACGTGTCCGTTGACTCTTTTGGTATAGACTATAGTGTCTAGTCCACGCCTTGTTTTTTCAGCCCCCCTGGTTATGGAGTCGGGCGAACGGATTACCTCAGGAATCATCTCGTAGTCAGCGTCGGTAACGGGCAGCTGATCATTTCTTTTCTCGGCCGTTTCTCCGTGTTTATTCCGAGAATGGACAACGCTTTCCCCAACCAGAGAGTGAACATACCGTTCGTCAATGTTCAAGCCAGTGGATTCAGAAAGTTGCTGAGCTTCCTCAGGCGTTACCCGCGCGTAGTCCGCCCATACTTTTTCGGGGCTTTTCGCCCCCTGTTCGGTCCTTACGGCGCTTAAAACTTCTCGAATCGAATCACGCTTCCCCAAAACATTCGATGAGGCGTCTGCTCCATTCGACTGTACCTCTAGCGTCGTAACGGGGGCCTCGGTAGTCGGCGCCGCCTCCCGCATCGCCGAGAGCGCGGCATAGTCCTTGCGCTTCATGGCGTCTTGTATCTCCTGGTACCGCACGAGGTCCGCCTCGCTCAGAGGGTTCTCGGTCGTCCCGTCCTCGGCGAATTGCGCCTCCTCGGCCATGCGCCCGGTCTCACTGCGAGCCCAGCGCATCAGCTCGCCCCGTTCCCCGCGCGGGAGCGCCTGCCGGGCATCGTCCTCCTTGCGAAGCTCCTCCAGGACCTCGGCCACGGGGGCAGCGAAGCCTGCACCGGGCACCGTATCTGGTTGCTGTGCGCTCTCCGTTGCGACAGACGGGATCCCAGCTCCCGTCAGGAACGAGGACAGGAACGCCGGAGCCCCGCTTTCCATCAGGTAGGACGGGAGGCGCTTCCCTTCATCTATCAGGTTCCCAAGTGCATCGAGGTAGGTAATGGGTTGCCCGTCCTCGCGCCGTTTCTTGTTGGCGGCGCTCCACATATCCTGAAGCGTCTCCTGGATACTTTCCCCCGCCCCCTGGACGGCCCCGCGAAACAGGCGCCCGCGCAACCCAGGGATGTTCTCCCCCACTCCACTGAAAGGCCCCACCAGGGACTCGGCGACAAGATTGTACACAAGGTTCCCGGCCGCGACCTTGTTTGCCGCGCTCCGGGCTTCCTCGATGCTGCCGCCGTTGGCCAGCACTTCGCGCATGGTATCCCCGGCCTCACCGAAGGCGTCGGAGCTGCCGCGAAGCGCCGCTGCTGTCCCGGACGCCCAACTTGTGCCCTGCATGGGCGTAGCCGCCAAACCCATCGCCAGTGACGGTAGGGAGCTTCCCATCGCGCCAAAGGTCCCCCTGACCAGATTGCCGATAGCCCCGATATCCTCGGGCGCAGTCCCCTGAGTCAGATCCGCCCCGAACTTGGAGCCGGCCCCCCCGATCTCCAGGAGCTTGTCGCGGAGGGTATCGGCTCCGATTTTATCCGCCAGATACCCGGCTGCATCGGCGAACCGCGTGGTTCCGCTGATGGCCCCGCCTAGGAACGGAGCAACCCCATACTCGAACGTAGGGTCCATTATGTTCTGAACAGTGCGCCCGATGTCCTGCAGGGGGGCCGCAATAGGCAGGGGCGCGACTGGGGCGGCCTCCCGTATCTCCCGCTCGACGTTCGCGGCCAGATTCGGATCGGCGAACCCGGCGAACTCGGGCGGGTAGTAGTCCTCCGGCGCCGCAGGCTGCGGGGGAGGCTCCAGTATGGCGCGGGCCGGTTGGGGCACAGCGGGGGCAGAGGGCTGAGCAGACAGCTTCTCTGGATAGAAATTCCTGTTGATGGCGTCGCGCATCTGGTCCTCGGTCATGCCGTCCGGGAAGTTGAGGGTCAGCCCCTTGTCGGGCAGGTGAATTTTCATGGCTTCCTCCTGGAATCAAAAAAGCCCCTCCGAAAGAGGGGCGTGTGGTATAATCACGTTAGCTATTGCAGGGGTGCCTCCTTTTTCGGTGTTCGCTAGCGCCGAAAATTCAAGGAGGCGCTTTTTGTGGTATAATCTAGCCGCACATGAGAGCGTGCCTCTTTCCTCTTTGGAGTTCGCCAGCTTCAAAGAACACGGGGAAGAGGCTCTTTTTTTGTTAAAATAGTTTCACCGTATCCAGAGCGGCGCAGACGAGCCATCGCCAGCTACCCGCCCCTCTTGAGTCTTCACCGGGCGTTCCCCGGTGTTGGCCCGATTTTGGCGAGTCGGGCATCCCTTGCAGAAGGGAGGCACGCTCTCATGCGCAACTTCTGGAGAAGCCTCAGTTTCAACTTTCGGTTGAAACTGGGACGTTTGGTAATAGCCGTCAGGCTTGAACCAGGCTCCGCCGTCGCAAGACGGTAGGCGACGGGAGGCCCCAAGGGCCGGGCTTTACGTTCGGGGCGGGCCGTCACGGCCGCCCCGTTCGCCTATCTAAAACCTGAAAGTCCCGGACACGGTGTCGTACCACCCTTCGCCCTCTCCTGTTTTCCCCTTGCCCTGCCGCGGTGCAGGCTGCCCGCCCTCGTCCGGCAGCAGCCTTTGAATCTTCTGCTCGATGTCGTCCAGGACTGCCTGGGTGTTCGGGCCGTACCCTACAAAAGCAGCATCCCTGATAATCCCCTCCTTCTGCTTCATGAGGGACTGGAGCTGAATCTTGTCCTTCTCAGGCATCCGCTGATACGCGCTGCTCTTCACGAGTCCCCCGACGTCCGTCGGGTCCAGCTCGCCCGTCCGCTTATTGGCACGGACGAAATTCCCTTCAGGGTCTTGCAGGAACTGATAGGGCATACCGCCGGAGCCCCCGCCGACGCCGCCGTGGGCCTTCTCCCAATCGAACCGATCGCGTGCAAGCCCCAGCTGCCCGGCACTGATGCCGATGCGGCTCCTCTCGTTAGCCAGGCTCCCGGCCTGATACGGGTTCATCCCGACAACCTGGCTCAGCACCTCGCTGACGGCCCCGTCAGCGGGGTTGAACGCGTAGCCTGTCACCTTGTCCCCGCTGTCCACCAGCTTGAAGTCCTGGTGCGGAGTCTGGTGCTTGTAGAGGTCCACGTAGTTGCTCAGCGCGTTGTCCGGCAGATACTTCATGCCCGCCCCCTGCCCCATGAGCAGCAAGCGCTCGAACGGATCCTGCTTCCCCTCGAACTGCGCGAAAAAGTCCTGCATGCGCCGGGCGTTCTCCGCGGCCTCGTACTGCCCCATCATCGGGGCGAGGAGCTGCCTCGTCCGGTCCGGGTTGAGCATGTTGAACCGAGGCGACGCCTGGAGCTCGGCCAGCCGAGCCTGGATATCCCGCATGTCGCGCGCCGGGGGTTGCATCGCCTGCGCTCCAAAGGAGGGGTCGAAGCCCTGCATCAGCCCGGCGTCCCCCGCCGCCTGCTCCCACGGACCCGAAGGGCGGGGCCCCTGAAAGCCCTGCAGGGTGGGCATGGAGGTGTCGACTTGCGGCTGAAACTCCTTCATCGCCTCGCTGATGAACGCGTTTTCTTTCCGGCTCTGGTTCGCCGCCTGGCTTCCATCGATGGCCATCTTGAGCAGCGGGGCCAGGATCGAACCCGCCAGCTGCTCCCGCCATGGATCGTACTTCTCGAAATAGACCGCCATGCGTCACCACCCTCCCCATCCGCCGCGCTTGCGAAGCTCCGGCAACACTTGATTCCACGCCGTTTGGTTCACTGCCAGGTTCCCCGCAGCGGGGTTGATCCAGCTGTCGAAGTCGCCCGACGCAATGCCGGAGACCAGCTGGGTCAGCGCCCCTTGGGGGTTGCCGCTGGCCAGGGAATCCGCCGCCCCCATCCCGATGCCGAGCGGCGTGAGCCACTGTGCGCCGGGGACGAGCATCCCCCCGAGGCCGGCGATCTTTCCCAGCGTCCCAAGAAACCCGCCGCCTCCGCCCGTCTGAATCACCGCCATCCCAACCGCCTACTTTCCCTGCCGGATCTGGCGGTTCATCATGCCCCCGGACTGATTGTATGGCCGAGGAGGGTTGATCCCCACCCGCATGTCGCTCAAGCCGGCGTTCGTCTGTCCACCCGGCGAGGCAGCCCCGTTTCCGCCCTTGCCCTGCGCTACGCGCCGGTCCGGCATATTGAACGAGCCCGTTGCCGGGGGGCGAAAAGCGCCGATTCCGGGTGTCGAGAGGGGGCCAGCAGCCCCAGTTGCGCTCGCCCCAGCCTTTCCATTCCGCACGGCATTGTCGTACCCGCTGCTGTAGGACGACGGCGTCCCCGCAGCGGATTGCACCCCGCCCTGCGGGCCAACTTGCGTCAGCTGACGGTAAAGCTCTTCCAAAGTCATTGTTTTTCCTCCCCTATTTCCCCTGCTTCACGACCGTGTCGTAGTCCTCGTGCCCGTAGTACATCTGCCCCAGGTCCTTCCAGAAGTTGTACGCCGGCATTAGGGGCGCCAGCGCGTTCTGGTAGTACTGACCCGGCAGCTGCCCGTATGCGCCGATGGCCCCCGTCAGGGCCCCGATCCCGCTGTTCACGTTGCCCAGCATCCCGTTTGCCGCACCAAGTGCCGCCAGCGTGTTGCCGACCTGCGACTGCGAGTGCTGGAGCCCCTGGCTGTAGCCGCCCAGGACGGAGTTGTAGGCGTTGAGGTAGTTCCTGTTGAAGGCGTCCGCTGCGGCTCCGGACAGGTCGCTGATGCCTCGTGAGGTAATGGTGCTGTCCACCACGCCGCGCCCCGCCAGGTCGTTGAGCATACTCCCCATGCTGGACTGCAGCCCGCTTTTGGTCGCGGCGTTCAATCTGTCGGCCACGCCGGAGGGGATATTCCCGCTCCGCACGACTCCAAGCATCTCGTTCAACAGATCCTGATTCCCCTTCATCTGCCCCGGCAGCTGATTCAGGAAACCCCGCGCCTGCCCATAGGCATCCTTCCAGGAATCCAACATCCCCTGCTGCGCGTTCATAAGCCCCCACTGCCGTCGCTTCGCAGCGTCCGACCACGCCCTTGCGTCCTGCAGATCGTTGTTGATATTGCCCGCAGAGGAGGCTAGGGAGCTGGAGAAGACGTTGTTCAGCTGCGCCTGGATATTCTCCAGCCATGGGTTGGGGTCACGCTTTCGGACTTGGCGCGTCTTGCTCCTGCCCCCAAAAAACTGCAGGTTAAATTTTGGTCTCATCGATCCCGACCTCCATGTAATACCCCCGGATATGCCCCCCGTAGCGGCGAATCCAGGCCTCCGGGTTGCGGCGTGTGAAGAACCGCACGCTCTGCATCCCCAACGCCTTCAATCCCCGGATGGACTGTTCCTGCCAGTACTTCCCGTCCCCGACGGCATGATGCACCTCGATGCACTGGTCCTCGCGGTTGACGAAAAAGGTCATAAACCCGTGCCGGGGATGGAAGAGAACGAACTCGTCGTATCCGATGACAAACCGCCCGCCGGTCTTCCGCTCGTAGTAGTCCACCCACTCTTGCTTTGTGCGCGGTTTCATGCCGTCACCGCCTACATCAGCGTCGCGATCCCCGCCTTGAGGAACTTCGGCAGGATGTCCCAGCCCAGCACGCCGGTGAGGACGGCCAGGGCCCCCAGCAGCGCCATGAACCCAAGCGCGATATGCCGCAGCCGGTGCGAGGCGTCGTTCACTCGCTGCACAGACTCGACCAGGGTGGCGATGGTCTCCTGCATCTGCGCCATACGCTCCTCCTGGAGGCCGTCGTGCCTCTCCACCGATTCAAGTTTTGCCTGCAGCTTATCCAGAAGTTTCACGATGCTATCCTGCCTCGTCACGGTCCGCTCCAACACTTGCGCCAACTCCCAAAGTTTACTCTCGTCCATCGCCGCTCACTCCGTATTCTTCAGCCAATTCCCGCAGTCGCCGATCGACGGCCTCCGGGTCGTTTAAGTCGATCTTCTTCCGCTCCCGCTCCCGCCGTGGCGCTGCCGGCGTCGATGCCGAGACGGGGGCTGGTCCCTCTGCGGTTGCTTTGGGTTTTTTCTCGAAGCTGCCCCACTGCAGGTCCGTCGCGTCCCATGCCTTCTTGCCGAGCAGCCCCCAGACGATGGAGCCCGCCAGCGTGTAGTACGCGGGCGGCAACTCTAAGACGGGAACGGACACCCCGAACGCACCCAGCAGCGGCGCGACGATGTAGTTGAACACCGCCGTGAACACGACCGTCCAGAGGATCGCCGGGATGGCCCCCGATACGAACAGGCTCTTGTTGCTCTGCCAAGCCCGCAGCGCTCCAAACCGTGCCTCCTGGTCCCGAATTTCCAGCTCCTTCAGACGGAGCTGCGCCTCCCGCTTCTCCTCCGGGGTTGACACCAGATCGTCGACGATCTTCCCGACCTCGGGGACCAGCTCAAGCAGATTCATCGACGTACCTCCGCAGCTTCCTGAGTCGGTTCATCCAGCCTTTCAGGAATTTCCCCTGCTTCTCGTCCCGCTCGACGATCCGCAGGAAGTACGCCTTCCGGACGTCCAGGAGCGTCAGGCAGACGGCCCGAACGTTCTCAGGCTTCGTCAGGCACGGTTTCAGAGCCTCCAGCGTCTTGGGGCCGACGCTGCCGTCCACCGTCACGGCACCATCCCCCAGGATGCGGTTCAAGGTGTTCTGGAGCTGCCGGCCGGCTCCTCCAAGTCCGTGGTTCACCGCCGCATCGAAGTGCAACAGATTGAGCGGCCAGGGCATCTGCGGCGCCTTGGACGGGCCCCAGTACATCACCTCGTAAATTTTCGCCGCCTCCCCCCTGGTCAGGACCTTGACGTTATGGTGCTGCACCAGCCCCCGCTCGAAGGCCGTCTTGAGCGTCCCTGCGGTGATCCCCATATTGGTGGGGCCGCCCCGGTCCACCGGATCGTTCGCATACCCACCCTCCGCGCCGAAGACGATCCCCAGGCACTTCTCGAACTCGCTCATGCTATCCCCTCCTGAACCATTTGAAGTCACTCGCCTCGCCCGCGTACCACCGGTACGCGATGAGGTGCGCCACGGCCACGCCCGCGTACCAGAGACCGAACTCACGCCACGCGGCCAGCAACACGACAGCCGCGAAAAGCTCCGCCCCGAACCCGGCCGCCGCAATGACCTTCGCCTTCCACATCTCGCACTGATAAAAGATCGGCATGCTCCAGACAAAGCGAGGGACGCCGAAGCGCCCCCACTCGAAGCGGAATTTCAACCTCTTCCCAAAGAAACGGGCGGCCCAGTAATGGCCGCCCTCGTGAATGACGCAGGCTGTGAGTGTTGCAAGGAGCATAACTATGCCGATATTCATGACATACGCTCCCCTATGAGGATTATGTCCCTAAATTTATCCATGTCTTCAGCGGTTATCAAGCGTAGCTTTATCAGCACCTGCGTGGTTATTGTCCTGGTCCCCCTTGCCATAAGAGCAACCCCCACGACATCCTGCGCCTGTCCCCCACCCAGTGGAGCAATACTTGCATCACAGGCATAAAGAGCCCAGATACCATTGCTCCCGGTTGTATAGAAATCATCGGCATCCAGGTAAATCCGGACAAGCCATTTTTGAGATTCCGTCCCCGGTATGGTCACTGGATTCGTCGAACTCAGGACGGCAACAAAACGGTCGGGGACATTTTTCTCTACAGCTGCAACATGCGAATCAAGCGCCTTCCCCTGCCTTGCACTCAGCGCCGCGTCCGCCCGGTCGCTGTCGAGGGCATCCACGATATCGCAGGTGAACTTTTCGGGTTTTCCCGTCACATCGTTCCACGCGACCGCTTTGGCCGAATTGGCGACGGCGGCCGTGTCCGCCATGACGGCGGCATCCACCTTCCCGTCTCCGTCGGGGTCATAGACCGCTTTCGTCATGTCCCCCGACCCCGCGCCGTCGGCCCCCTTCGCGCTCAGGACGCCCCAGAACTCCGCGTTGGTTGGGGGCTCTCCGGTCGACGGCTTCAGGGCAATGTAGGAGCCCCCGCGGTAGGACACCGCGTCGTCCTTCCGGTACGCCACAGCGCCGTCCCAGGCTCCGCGCCACTCGATGCCCTTCGGACCAGGGGGACCGGGGACGGGCGTCGTCAACGCGTCGATCAACGCCTTCAAAGCTTTCCCCTGCTCGGCACTGAGGGCCTTGCCGCTCCCGCCGGTCGTCAGATCGTCCACGACCTCCGTCTTCGGGATGGTGTCGATCAGCTCCTTCAGCAGCTTACCCTGCCGTGCGGAGAGCGGGGCCACCCAATCGTCCGACGTAAGGTTATCTATCGCCTGCGCAAGCCGGATCCCGTCGGGCAGCTCCGACCACCTCTGAACGCCGTTCCCCCGTTTTATCTCCAGAGGGGCCGGGGTAATCCCCAGCTGCTCATCCTTCAACACCGTGTTCGGCGACAGCACAACGACCACGGATTTTGCGCTGTCCAGCCCGTCGTTCAGTATGTCGTAAATCCTCGCGATCTCGGCAATATGCTTCCCTATCGCCTGCGAGGTCGTATCCCCGCCGGCGTAGAACTTCACGGGATTCGAAACTTCAAATGGCATCGTTACACCTCCGCAAACTCCAGGGACAGCCGCTGCAGCGACTTCCCGTTGCCCTTCATGACGACCTCCGGGGTAATGCCCCACCCCCTGACGAGACACCGATACCGCGCCGAGCCGCTTGCAAAGCCACCCCAGGCGGGGGATCCATTGCCGAACGCTTCGCGCGTGTCCTCCGACACGTAGACGCTCCGCGCCGTCGGCGGCAGGCTCACCGTCACCGCCCCGCCCCCCGCGGCGCTCAGCCGGACCTGCATGCGGTCTGCAGCCGTCCCATTGTCATACAACGCCCCTATCCCCTTGACAAGGACCTGCCGGGACCGGACGATCGACGGGAACTGAAGACGGGCCTCTATCGGGTTTGCCGCGCTCAGATCGAAGCTCTGCGATGGATCCATAATACAGACGCTGCCGTCCGCCAGGACAACAAACGTTTGAGATGTTTTGTCGCTTCCCGTGTAAATCAAATTGCATGCGTACTTTACTCGCCACGGGAAAATAAAGCGCGTCCACATCTTGTCCTTGTAGTGGAACACCCAGACCGTCTTTCCGTCTGCGGAAGGAACCCACAGCTGCCCGCGGCTGCGGATATGCCACATGCCAATGTCCCTGTAATCGGAAGCATCGCCCAGGATGCTCCGCATCATGGACGTCGAGACCTTCGCATCCAGCCAGGACAGCTTCACGCTGCCATACTCCATAACGCTCGACAGCGTGCACAACCCGGCCTTGGACAGGAAGAAGACGTCGTTCCCCGCGGCGCAAACCGACTGGCTGTTCGGCGCCGTGGCCCCCACCGCGATGCGGTACACCGTCGTGTTCGGGATAAACCCGCTGACGCGCCAGATGGAGCCCCCCTCGTCGTACCACGGGGACCCCTTGAATACGATCAGGTCCTGCCCCAACGGGATAACGGCCTGGATGTTTCCGCCATCCTTATACCCCACGTTGATAAACTGCGCAGAACTCAAGTCGTTCGGCGTGTTCGTCCATTTCAGCGGGTCCCCGACCGCACTGAAATGCAGCTTGGAATCGTGCGTCGCAACCCCCAGTCGTCCACCCCACGTGCAGACACATCGTCCAGATGGCGACTGACTCAGCTCCGTCATCGTCGGGGTGCCGGCGCCGCTGTCGCATCGGCAGACCGTTGCCTCGACCCCCAACATGCTGACGGGAGCATCCCAATACCCCTGCGACGCTCCACCCCACGACACAACGCTGAGAGGCGGAAGAGGGGGGTGCCCTGTGGCGGTAAACGCGTTCTTCTCGGAGTATTGGAACACACCGGCGTGAGGCCCGCTCAGAGTGAACCCGAATATCTGCCTGTCGCCATGGTCTTTCCCAAATATCTCGTTCGTGTCGGGATTATGGACAAAACTTATGAGGGCGTTCGGGAACTGCGCAACACGCCGCAGCCCCGCGCGTACTCTGAGCCCGCCGGCATCGGGATCTCGCTCAACATTGTCGGCGACCGCCAGCTCGTCGGGCTGCAGGGCCTCGGGGGAGGCCGCCAAATTCAGACCGCCGCTGAACCCGGTGTAGCTAACTTGCTCCCCGTTCAGCGCCTTGTTCGCCCGAAACGGCAACCGGAGCACCTCCCCCCGCCGGCCCCATCCCCAGCAGCGCCAGGTCCTGAGACACGTTGTACTCCTGCTTGTTGAGGGCGTAGACGGCGGCGAGCGCCGCAACCGCCATCATGTCATCATGGCGGTACGGGACTTCTTCCCCCTCGCCGAATGCGCTGGCGTAGGGCAGTCGTGCGAAATACCGCACCGGCAGGGCCAACGGGGGGCCATAAAAGCTGACGATCCCCCCCGTCGTCGAGATGGGGACCGCGCCGGCGAAGATGATGAAGTCGTCGGGGAGCCTGCCGCCGTTCACGGGGACAAAGCCCCTCAGGAACCGCACATCCCTCTCCTCGATCTTCTTCATGCTGTAGGCTACGACAGCACGATCGAGGTAGTTCAGGAGCTCCTGCGTCCCCTCCGGCTGCTCCAGGCTCCCCCCAGCGGTGAAGCCCGCCGCCTGCTCGTCCGCTATCAGACGCCGCACCAAAGCAATCAGGTCGTTCCTCTTCATGCTCGTCCACCCCAGATCGTCACCGGCCCCAGATCTGTGAGCCGCGTCAACCCCGCTCCGGAGAGCTCCCTGCAGCACAGGAGCGCCGCCTGCTCCGCACGGTCCACACGGTCCACGTCCCCTCCGACGAGCGCCGCGACGATATCTTCCAGGCACCGCCTCACGGCGGCCGGGACCGCCAGCTCGTCCTCGTACCCCGCCACGCGCGGGGGGATGCCGTAGTACTCGAAGATGTACGTGCCCTTGGGCGCCTCGAAACGATCTCCCGCTATCCGGTACTCGCCGGGCCCCACCGATGGGCGCGGCGTAGGGACGCACTCGCTCCCACCCTTCGCGAACACCCAGCGGACGTTGTGGAAGTCCGCCGGGAGCGCAACCTGTCCCCCGGCTTTGACGGTCAGCTCGACCTTCTTCGCCGCCGCCTGCACGGAGTTCTCCGCCATGCGCGAGTAAAGCAGCGCCGCCCCCCGGTTGATCGCCTCCACGATCTCGAAGTCCGACACTGCAACCCCCTGCATGTCGCGAAGGAGGTACCGGACGGACCGGATCAATTCCCCGACGGAGATCATTCAAATCCTCCCTTCCGCCGCCCGCCAGTACGGGAAGCGCTTCAAGAGCCTGCGCAGCGCCTGCCGGTCCTGGCAATGCGTGTAGGCCATCCAGTCGGGGTCGAACTTCGCCTCCAGCATCGCCGCGTCCAGCATCGGGATGTTCAAGGCAAGACGGGCGGAGATGTTCCCCCGCCCGTCTCTGATGAATCCCTTGCCTGCCTGCCGCAGCACCTCGGCGTTCGCCCGCTCGTAGTCGTCCGTGCTGTAGGTCGTCGTCAGCCGAACGTCGTCCCCGCAGAACTCGAGCTCCTGGCGTTCCATGGCTACGGCGTGGGGACGGCCCCGTTCAGGTCCTTGATGACGAAGTGCGACTTCTCCGCCCGCATTTCAAGCGTCCACTCGCCGAAGACGTTCTTGCGGTGCATATCCGCCGTCTTGGGGAGATCCGTGGTCACGAACGGGCGCAGGAACGCCTTCCGCATATACTCCGGAGACAGACCGTAAATCGCCCCGTTCCCAAGGAACCGGTCGACCAGCGTCTGCAACAGCCCGAAGTCCGTCTCCAGAACCGTGATCATCTGGGTCAGCTTCTTCGTCTTGTTCCCGTCCATGTGCTTCGTGTTCCCGGCCGTGAACGTGCTGATCACGCGCTTGTTCCGCGGTGATACGAGCAGGATGGACGGCCTGCCGCCCTCGCCCCAGGTCTTCTCCAGCGCCTCGTTGATCAGGTCGAAGGTCAGCGCGCGGGCCGTGCCGCCGTTCTCCAGCTTGTTCGTCACGATCCAGTACGGCAATCCGCCGAACTTGCGGGCAAGCACGGTGCTCCCCGCCACCTTGGCGTCCTGCGTCACCAGCGCCCGCTCGCAGTCCAAGGCGATCTCCTTCAGCTTCTTGGACATCTGGTAAGCCATCTCGGACTGCACCCCGTGGTGCTGGACGGCCTCCTGGGTCCCCGTGACATGAACGCCGCGCTCCATGATCTGGGTGTAGTTCCCCAGCATGGTACGGGGCGTAGCGTCCACCGTCTCGAAGGTGAATCCCTCCACCTTCGCGTTGTCTGCCGGGGCGCCGAGGGCATCCTCCAGCCACTCGTGATTCGTGGCCGTCGCCTTCGTCTTCCCGATCCGCGAGTACAGCGGGGTATCGTACGGGGCGATGTTCGTGACGATCTCGCTGACGTCCTTCCGATTCCCCACCGCCGTGTAAGTGTTGCTTGCCATCTTTCTGCTCCTTTCCTAGACGAGTCCCATCTCGATAAGCGCCCTTGCCTGAGAGTCGTCGTCCATATCCCCAAACCCGCGCAGGTCCACCGTCTTCCTGCCCTGTGCGGCTCCATTCGCGCTCTCCACCACCGGGACCTTCGGGAGCACAGCCCCCTGCGGCTTCTGCTGCTGGGGCGACTGCGGCTGTGCTCCCTGGGGAGCCTGCGCCCCCTGAGACTTCCACTCCCGGTACATCTCCGTCACAGCCCGCTGGACGCCCGCCAGGTCCCCCGTCTGCTGCACGTAGACGAGCAGCTGATCCGCCGACATCCCCGCACTCGCCAGCCGCCCCGTCACCCAGGCATCGAACTGCTGGAAATCCGGCTGCGAGGCCAGATCCACCGCGAACCGCTGCAAATCCTGCTGCGCCTGCGCCTGCCCCTGCCAGGCGGCGACCTCCGCTCTGTTCCGTGCCGCAATATCCTGCACCGCCATGCCAAGGGCCGCGACGTGCTCCGGGTCGTAGGTGTCCAGGTCCTCCGGCTTCACCCCCAGGCGCTCCGCCGCGACCTTCCTGGCCAGAGCCGCGATCTCCTTGTGCTCCATAGGCCGAGGAGCCTGTGGGGCCTGCGTCTGAGGCCGCGGCGCGCTGCGGGACGCCTCCATCGACCGCAAAAGCCCCACCTGCCGCTGAAGCCCGAGCACGTAGTCCCGAATAACAGGAAGGTACGGCTGCATCGCCTCCGGGAACCGCGCCGGATCGATCTGATCGACGGACTCGAACGCCTTCAGCTCGTCCACTGTGTAGAACGCAGGCGAAGGTGCTGCATTGGCGGGGCCATCCTCCTTCTGCTCCGGCTCCTGCCCGCCCTGCGGGGCCCCAAAGTCCTCCCGGTACGTATCGAAGAACTTGTCCCCAAATAGCAGCTCCCCATCATCGTCCAGGGCAACCCCGTCATCGTCCAATTTCCCCGGCGCCTCGACACCCTGGGCGGGGGCTGCCGCCTGCTGGGCCGGCTGCCCCATCTCCGGAGACGTCGCCTCCGGGGCGGAGGCGGGGGCCTCCACTGCCACCGCTGCCGTTGCCGTCTGCTGCGGCTCGATCGGGCTAGTCGTCGTTTCCATCGCCAACCTCCTGCCCCGCGTCCGCCTCGGCCCCCGAAAGGACCAGCTCGGCGTACTCTTTCACCTTGCGCCGGTAGAGGTGCACGTCCTGCGGGCTCGGAAGGTACTTCTCGAAGTCCGCAAACACCTCGATAATCCGGCTCTCCAACTCCGCGCCCTGCTTCCTTCTAGCCATCGTTCAACTTCCTTTCTGCGATCTTCCCGCTCTCAGAGGAGGTCCTCGCTATATCCTCGAACGCTCTCAGTACCCGCAACTCGGCCAGCAGATCGAGGACGCTCGCATCCCCGCCCACAGGCCTCTCCAAGACCCCGATCACCTCCTCGCGCCTCCGGGCGATAAACTCAAGCCACACCTCCCGGGCCTCCGCCCATCGGCGCCCCCGCTCCGCCTCCAGCTCCAGGCGGGACCGCTCCGTCTCCTGCACTCCCAACACCCCCTCCCGCGACGAGGCTCATCATCATTTTCTGGAAGAACTCCTGCTTCACGGCCTCGGGGTCCCGGACGTAGCTTTCCGGGTCCCGAATGCCGCTCTCCATCAAGAGCTTCTGTGCCGCCTTCGCCCATTCGCCCGGCGTCGCCGCCCCGATCTGGAGGGCGAAGGGCGCGATGTTGGCGAGGTAGAACTGGAGGTTCTCGATGTTCTTGTTCCGCCGCCCCACTCCCGCCTCCGTGTTCACGTCGATATCGAAGACCCCGGACAGATCATCCGGCGACACCTGGAGTGCCTGGTTCTGGAGCCGAATCACCTGCGGTTGGTCGATGTAGCGCTGATTCAGCTCGACGAGGAACCGCATCAGCTCGCCGACGCCCGTCTCGGCGAACACACGGACGATGTAGTCGATGCGCTGCTCGCTGGCCTGCGTCAGGAGGGAGATGCCCGTCGCCGTCTTGTTGAGGCTCTTGGCGTCCAGCCCCTGGTTGTACCGCGTCCTCCCGGTCCATTGCTCCATCGCCGTTTCCAGATACTCGAAGAAGTTCATCGTCCAGGGGGCAATCGAGGCCTGCGGCATCGGCATCGCAACCGTCCGAGGATCGGCCTTCGTTCGGATAAATTGCCGGTTGAGCTCCAGGTCGTCCCGGTTGATCTTCGTCTCGTCGACGAAGCTCTGAAGGTTGTTCGTCTTCGCCGTGTTCACGATCAGCTGACGCATGAGCGCCACCTTCAAGCTCTGTATCTCGCCGATGATCTCGCTGAACGACAGCGGCGCCAGAACCCGAAATGGGTCCCTGATCGGGGAGATGGTGAAGATCGGCACACGACCCCAGGGGTTCTCCTCCATCCGTAGTACCTCGCCCCCGACGACGGTCACCAATGCGTCCTCCAGCAGACCGTCGCCGTCGATGTCCAGCTTCACGTAGCACTCGTAAAGCTCGTGCAGCGCACGGGCCGGGTCCTCCTCGTGCCGCATGAACTGCTCCGCATCCTCGTTCAGCTCCGTCTCGAAGGACGTCCGCATGATGGAGGAGGTCGAAGAGCTCCCCTTCTCCAGGACTAGATCGACCGCAGTGGGGTCGTACACGCCCGCCTGAGCCTGGCGACGCAGATGGTCCGCAGTAACGAGCTTCCGATGCGCTACGAAGTTCGCCTCCTCCAGCGTCCGGGCCTCCGGGGACCACCGCAGGTCCGTCACCCGGACGGACTCCAGCACGGGGTAGTTCTCGGCCAGCCGCCCGATCTGGTACCGGACGGAGCACATGCCGAAGGGGTCCGGCCCCTCCATGGAGAGGACCTGGCACCACGGGTCGCCCATGATCTGCTGCGCACGGTCCAGCGGCACCACTTCCATCGTCTCCTGCCCCCACTCCATGCGCCGCTTCCACCAGACCTTTACGGCGCCCAGGTTGTACTGGAAGGCGTCGCTGAACCAGTCCCACAGCAGCAGGAAGCCCTTGTTCTTCGTCATGATCTGGTAGTCGATCAGCTTTTTCAGGACCTCGGCCCGGGGCACGTCTTCCGCGCTTCGGCCGACGATCACCACGGCGTCGTCCCCACCAAAGAACGAGTTCATGACCGCCGGGATGGCCCACTGGACCATGCTCCAGAAGTCGTAGGACACGAAGTCCGACTGCTTGGAGACCTCCGGGAACCGGGACTCGTAATAATTCCGGTCCGCCTCGTAGAGCTGGTGCCGCATGCGGAGCGTCGGCTCGATCTTCCCCTGATAAAAGGCATTCGCCCGCTCGATGTCCGCCAATACGGACTTCTTCACGCGCTCCCTGGCGGACGCGGCTCGCTGCGCCTCCTCGAGCCCCACACCCTCGTCCATATCCATATCCATCCGCTCACATCCTTCCCGCGATAGGAATGTTCGACCAATCCTCGCTCCCGGCGCCGACAGGGGGCAGGGCGATCTGCTCCATGTACGCCAGGGCATCTATGACGTCATCGTGCGCCCCGTGCGGGTACGCCAGGAGCTCGCCCTCCAGCTTCTCCAACCACGGGGCGTCGCGCCGGAACCACACGCTGCCCACGGTGAAGCGCGGCTGGAGCGCGTCGATCCGCAACTCCTTCTTCTTCTCCGCCTTCAGGGGCTGAATGCGGAAGAAGCAGCCCCGCTTCGGCATCTCCTTCTCGAGAAAATGCTGGAGGGCCGACTGGTACGCCACGGCCTCGATGCCCACGCAGAGCGGCCGCCACTTCTGCACGGCGGAGAAGATCGCGTCCATCGTCTGCGTCGGGTCGTAGCGCCCGTACTCGACGTCCAGCACAAACCAGTGTCCGTCGCCGTTCACGCCCACCGTCACGATGGCGCTGTAGTCCGCGCCGGGCTTCTTCGATATGGCCAGATCCACGGTCGTGTAGATGCTCATGTCGTCGGTCCGGAGCGCGTTCTCGAAGTATCGGAACATGTCGCGCCGGAACTTCTGCGAGCCCGGGTCGATGCACTCGCACATCTTGTTCCTGAACCAGATGTCGAGTTTCCCCAGCCGCGCGAACTCCTCGCGCTCCGCGGCAATGGCTGGCTCCGGCCACTTCTCCGGCCAGGCCGACCGTCCCTCCGCGTCCAGGATAGGGATACGCACCGCTCGAAACCCGAGCTGCTCCGCCCCGGCAAGCACGCGCTCGACGATACAGCGCTCCCCGAGGTTGTTCCCGATCAGGAAGATGCGGGACGACTGCCCGAGAAAATACACGTCGGACAGAAACCAGTCCCAGTCAGTCTCTGTGACGGTCTCCGACCTCGCGTCCTCCTCGTCCTGCGGGTCGTCGATGATAACGAGGTCCGGCCGTTTTGCCCCCCAGGAGAGCCCACGCACGGCCGCGCCCTTCCCGTAAGCCTCGATGCGCACGCGCTGCCCGGAGCGGTACTGCACCTCCAGGGCCAGCCCGGAATCCTCCACGACCTTCTCCACGAGCGCCCGTATGGCGTCCGACGCCGCCAGTTCCCGGCTGCACTCCTGGAGCTTCTTCGACGCCGTACGCTGCGTCGAACAGATGACGACGAGGTACGACCGGTGCGGCTGCGGGTAAGCCAGCGCGTGGAGGAGGTTTGCGCGGATGACGATCTGCGTCTTCGCGCTCTCCCGAAAAGCCTCGACAGCGAAGTGCCGGTCCCCGCGAAGGAGGATATCGCTCCACTCCGCATGGAAAGGAGCGGGCGGCACATCGTCTCGAGCGGGAAAGAAAAGGCGCCGAAACTCCACGAGGGAGCCCAGCGCCGCCTTTTCCATGTCGATCACCGTGTTTATCTCGTCCCTATCCATCCGCCGCCAGCCTCTCCAGCAGCGCCGCCCGGACCTCCGCTTGGAGCGAGAGCGAGCCGGAATGCTCCACCTGCACCTTCCCGATCGTCTCCGGCCGCCCCATGGTCCGGTCCAGAATCTCCGTCGCCGCGGCGAGGGCGATCTTCTCGGTCCGGCTCCCCAAAAGATCCACGAGCTTCCGCGCTGCATCCGGGGTCGCTGCCTTCAATATCTCCTTCGCCTCCGGGTTTGCCTTCGGTCGGCCTCCTGGGTTCCCCGATCGGCCTTTTGCGAAGGGCTTGCCAGGCCCTCGTTTCTTTTTTGCTGTTGTTTCGCTGCTAGTAGCCAATCGATTCACCTCCCAACAAAAAAAAGGACGCCCCCGCGGGCGCCCCTCAAAAATTCGATGCTATGAGCATACCACGGAATCCGAACTTCTAGTCTCAAAAAAGTCTCAAAAAGGTCTCAAAATCATCTCACCGAATTTCAGAGCCCCAGATATCGGATGCTCAACCTCACCAGCTCCTCCTTCTTGCGGAAGAATGATGCCCGACTCAACCCCAGCTCTTCCGCTGTCGCCTGCCAGGTGTTCTCTCCGAGATAGAACAGCTCCAGGATTCTCCGCAGGGTTGTCTTCGGTGAGCCCTCCAGAACATACCCAGCCCTCAGATCATCGTAGAGGCGTCTAATCGGCAACGTGCGACGTTCGAGGTATAGGATATCCTCCTCGACCCTTTCGATGCGCTGGAGGCGTCCTGAGACCGAATCTGAGGGGTACCCCGACCCGGGGGTCCCGTCATAGTTTTGGACCTTCACGGACGAGATCGCATCCAGAACCTTCAGGTCGGTTCTCAGCGCCTCCAGTCTCGCCACGTTCTCGAGGTAGTCGTACAGGCACCGCTCGGCGAAGCGGAAGGGGTACTCGCGTTCGGTCATATCCGCCGCCACAAAAAACACACTAGGAACACCAAACATGCCGTAAGTTCCACTCTTACAAACGCCTCCGGCCAGGTCATGCCGACACCTCCGGGAACAGCGAAAGTTGTCCGGTCGGATCCTCGAACTCGACGCCCTCAATGAGATCCCGACGTGCAAGCATGGATAGCGCGGGAAACTCCTGCCACAACCGGTAGGCAATACACAACCCCGAATCCGGTTGCGCCCGAAAATCTATCTCGATCGTGAGCCGGGCGACACGCCGCGGATCATCGCCGAGACGTTGTACCAGGCTTGGAATCAACCTCGCGACCTCCTCATTCAGCCCTACGATACCGTTCAAATCAAGCCATTCCTTCATTTTCGTTCCTCCTTCGCGGCGGACTTCACCCGTTCCACACGAGCCTTGACCGCATTCAACAAAGCCGTTTGCCCCTCGTTCTTGCGCTCCAAAGCCTCCACCACATCCTCGTCCATGGTGCCCTGCGCGACGATATGGTGTATCAGCACCGTGTCCCTCTGCCCCTGCCGGTGTAGCCGGGCGTTGGCCTGCTGGTACAGCTCCAGGCTCCAGGGAAGCCCGAACCACACGATGCGGTGCCCGCCCTGCTGCAGGTTCAGCCCGTGGCCCGCGCTCGCCGGATGCGCCAGCAGCAGCGGTATTCCCCCAGCATTCCAATCCCGAATATCCCCAGAGGAATTCAGCCGGCGGCCGAAGCGGAACCGCTTCAAAATCCGCGTCAGATCGTGCTGATAGCTGTAAAACACCAGCACCGGCTGCCCCTGGGCGTCGTCCAGAATCTCACCCAGCACGTCCAGCTTCAGGCCATGCAACTCATCGACGCCCCGGTCATCGTTGTACGCGGCGCCGTTCGCCAGCTGCAGGAGCTTGTTGGACAGGACCGCTGCGGTCTGTGCCACGATGGGCGCATCCCCCAGCTGCAGAATCAGCTCCCGCTCCAGACGATCGTACTGCGCCCGGACTTCGGGGGGCATGGTGATGCGAATGTAGTTGTCCACCCGCTCGGGCATCTCCAACCAATCCTCGGACTTCAGGCTCACCACGATGTCACCGATCTTCCGGTGGACCTCCGCCTCGGCGTTCTCACGGGGCTTGTAGGAATACACCACGGGACCGTTGGTCTTGTCCGGGTACAAGTAGTTCCTCCGAAACTCCGACACCGTCCGTCCCAGACGTTGCCCCTCGTCAAGCAGGTATATCTGCGGCCAGAGGTCGGCAATCCCGTTTGGCCGGGGCGTCCCCGTCAGACCGACTACCCGATGCATCTGCGGACGCATGTGCTTCAACGCCCGGAACCGCTGCGAGCCGGAGTTCTTGAAGCTGGACAGCTCGTCGACGACCACCATGTCGAACGGCCATCTCCGCAGGGACTTCACCAGCCAGGCGACGTTCTCCCGGTTGATCACGTACACGTCGGCGTCCTTGCGCAGGGCCCGAAGGCGCTCCTCGGACGAACCCAGGACCTTCACCATCCGCAGTCGGCGAAGGTGGTCCCACTTGGCAGCCTCGTCGAACCAAGTGTCCCGGGCCACTCGAAGCGGCGCGACGACCAGAACCTTGTCGACCTCAAAGCGGTTGTAGATCAGCTCGTCGATCGCCGTCAGCGTCGAAACGGTTTTGCCCATGCCCATCCCCACGAAAAGCCCGACCTGTAGATCCTCGACGACGCGGCGGATCATGTATTCCTGGTACTGATGCGGGACGAATCGCACTCACGACACACCTCCTCCACGAACCCCCGGACCTGCTCCACGCCCTTCAGGACCCTCACGTCGGCCCCCAGGCCACGCATCCGGGCGATCTGCCGCTCCTGCAAAGCCCCCAGCTGGCCACCCTGGGCTTTCAGCTCCGCAAAGATCACCCGACCTCCAGGCAGCAGGACGATCCGGTCCGGCACGCCGGGATTTCCCGGTGAACTAAATTTCAGACACAGGGCGCCGCGCTTCCGCAGCATCTCGGTCAGACGTCTCTCAATGGCGCTCTCCCTCATCGGGGACCCCCCTTTTCGTGGTTACGACAACGGCAACCTAAATAAATCAAGCCATAATCTAAACTTAGACCGAAAAGTTGCCGAGGTTGCCGAAGTTGCCGCTTGTCTCTATATACATACGCGTATTAGGCGGGACAGGGAGTACATGTCCTCCCTAAATCCGTTTTTTTTTTTTGCCGTTTTTTACGGAACCACGGAACCTACACCTGTTTTTATTAGTCGCCATGCTCTTTTTGCTCGGTTCCGGAAAAGGTTCCGTAAGAGATTTTTCCGGAACCTCGGAACCAAAAGTATTAAAGTGTTAAAGTCTTTACGGAACCTCGCGGAACCTTACGCAGATATACCCTCTGCACGCCATACGCACGAAGCTTCATCTTCCCTTCCGCTTTCCCATACCTCTCCCACCCCGGCATGTGCTGCATGATGGAATGCAGTTCTCGACGGGTTTTCACGTCCAAACGATCTTGAGATCCCCCGAAAAGCTCTTCCCAGATCTCCGGAATGCAGACGCGTTCACGGAGACACACCCCCTCGGCCATCAGCTCTCGGTCCTCGCCCCGGACGTAGCTCCTGCGCTTGTGCAGGTCCATATCCTCCCAGTCCTCCGGCAGCAACAGGTCAAGGTACCCCTGGACGAGGCCGAATTTAGGGTCCTCCTCGGTGTGCATGGCCTGTTGTTCCTGCGCCTCGGCCTCCAGTTCCCGATCGAGGTACAGCGGTTCGCCCCCTCGGTAGAGCTCTACGGCCTCCGCCCAGACCTGGTCGATCTCCGCCCTGGTGAAGTCCTCGAACAGGTTCTTTTGAGGCTCGGCCACGTGGACGTCCACGGGCCAGAACCGGCGGTTGCCCGTCTCGTCTCGCAGGCAGTTGTAGTTGTTCGTTGTTCCAAAGAACACGCACTGCCGGGGGAAGTAACTCACGCGCTTGCCGTAGGCCACCCGGAAGCGGTCCTCCTGCTTGCTGATGAAGTGCTTGACCGTCTCCACCTCGCTCTTGCTCAGGCCCGCCATCTCGGCCACCTCCATGAGCCAGGTGCCCTGCAGCTGTTCGTAGGCGTCCTTGCCCTGCACGGTGGTGAAGCTGTCGGAGTACCATCGTCCGCCCAGGCGGTTGATGATCGTGCTCTTTCCGGTGCCCTGCGGGCCCACCAGCACCATCATGTAGTCGAACTTCGTCCCCGGCTCGTAGATGCGGGCCGCCGCGGCCGCAAGCATCTTCCGGGTCACGGCCCGCACGTAGGGTGTGTCTGCGGCGCCCAGGTAGTCGATCAGTAGGGTCTCCAGGCGTGGCGCCTCGTCCCAGGACAGCCCGTCCAGGTACTCGCGCACCGGGTGGACCGCGCAGTCGGCGAAGGCGACGCTCAGGGCGTCGTGAACTTTGGCGTGGCTGATGATCTTGTACCGTTGTTCCAGGTAGAGCTTGAACTGTGCTTCGTCCTTGTCCTCGAAGGCTCGTCCGGTGCTCAGCTTTCGCCACGGCAGATCGTCCAGGATCGCCTCGCGGTGCTCGAACTCGTCCGATACGAGCTTTCCTTTCAGTCCGGGGTCGTTCTGCAGGATGATCGTCAGGTTGCCTATCGTAGGCAGATAGCAGCCCTTGGCGTCGGTCTCCAGCTGGGTGGCCCATTCCGTGTCGTCTGTCTGATCGTCGAAGTCCTCTGCTGCGTATCCTGTTTTGTCTGTGTAGAGCGTCTTCTTCACGGCTGGCTGTTCTCGTGCGAAGTCAAGCATCTTCTGAAAGCTGGGCAGTCTGTTCGTCGGTGTGTCCGGGTTGGCATCCTGGTCGAGCTCTCCGAATCGGTGCAGGCGTACCAGGTCGAAGGCGTTGCACAGTTGTCCTCCCGTCGGGTCTGTCCCGTGGTGGGAATAGGCGAACTTGTCGTCATAAACGACGAGCCCTGCGGACGTGGTGCCTTTGCGGTAGGTGTAGCGACCCTCCATGCCGCAGGGCTCGTACTCCTCAGCCAGGAACTCCGCCAGCACGTCCGACACCGTGTAGGTGCGGCAGAACGCTCCGACGAGCCCCGGCTTACACAGAGGGTCCTCTTGCTTTTTTAGCAGGCGCTTTTGCTTTTTCGTTTCCCGGCTGGACCGGGGATAGGACGCGATATCTTTCCAATCTACGTACCGGGCCAGCACGTCGTCGGGGTTCAGCCAGGGAGCGTCGACGCTCTCGAACAGGTATTCTCCATCCACAGAAACGGACGGCCAGAACATCAGCCGCTGCGGCTCGTAGGTGGAGTCGTCGAAGTACTCAATACCCCAGTCGAACGCGACCATCCGGGCGACGGCGACGTACTCCTCCGGCGACACCGGGCGCGCCAGGGGGATGTAGAAGCGCAGGCGGGGCGTTATCGGCGTGTGCTTGTGCGTGGAGTGCATGGCCGCCGCGAAGGGGCAGAGCATCCCCACTTCGTCCCAGAAGTCCACGGGCGCAAAATCGGCGTCGAGGGTCAGGAGCGTGCGGTTGATCACGGTAACGCCGGACCGTCGCCCGCCTTTCAGCGCTCCCCCTACGACTCCCCCTACGTCTTTGATGCGCAGTTGTTCCGTTTTGGACGCCGCGTGATATTCCGCAAGCGTCTCGGAGGTTCGGGTGGGTACGGAAAGGCGCTCCAGAAGCTCGCTCCATTGCATACGCATAGTCTGCCAGCTCTTGTCATGTCGGCTGCGGCCGCGCGCAATTTCGATTCGGCCATCATAGCGGAGCATGCCCCCACCTCAATCCTTCAGATAGTAGTCCGTCTCGAACGCCTCGGCTCGGAGGGGCAGTCCGGGAGCCCAGAGTATCGAGTGGCCCATCAGCTCCGCCAGTTCTCTGGCGCTCCAACGTCCCTTCGGCGCGTCGACGATGATCTCATCATGGACGTGAAAGGCGATGTCCATCCCGGCCTCGGCCGCCCGGAGCATGGCGACTGCCAGACAGTCCCTGGCGACGGCCTGTACCGCGTTCTCCACGAGTTTCCCCCCGTATGTGGGAGCGCGTTTCCACTTCCTTGTGGCTTGATCCTGCTCCATGCAGGTGAGCTTTTTGAATCCCTTCTCTTCCTGAATCTCGGGGTAGGAGTAGCACAGGCACCGCCCCGAGGGCAATCGGCACAGCAGGAAGTCCCCCTGCATCCGGTAGTGCACGAGCCCGCGAACGCTCTTCTCCCGACCGCTCAGGACTGCCTTGATAGCGGCCGCGCCCGTGTCGTGCCACAGGCGAACGATGTTCGGGTTGGCGTCCCGCCACCTGCCGACGATGTCCGGCAGCTCCTCCTCCGTGAGCCCCATCCCCAAGGCTCCCATTTGTATCAGTGCGCCAACGGCCCCCTGATACCCCAAGGCCAGCTCTGCGATCTTCCCTTTCTGCCGTAGCAGAGAGCTCTTGGTGATGTTCTCCACGGGCACGCCGAACATCTGCGAGGCCGACGCCTCGTAAATCTTGCCGTGTCCGGCGAACACGTCCAGTCGCCATTGCTCTCCCGCCAGCCAGGCGATGACCCGTGCCTCGATGGCGGAGAAGTCGCTGACTATGAACCGCCGTCCGGGGGAGGGGACAAAGGCCGTGCGCACGAGCTGGGAGAGCACGTCGGGGACGTTGTTGTAGAACAGCCCCAGCAGGTCGAAGTCCCCGGAACGCAGCAGCTTTCGCGCTCCGTTTAGTGTTTTCATGGAGTTGCGTGGCAAATTGTGCACTTGCACAATGCGCCCGGCCCAACGTCCAGTTCGGCTGGCTCCATAGAACTGGAGCAGACCCCGAACGCGCCCGTCCGGGCAGACGGACCGCTCCATGGCTTCGTATTTTTTTACCGAGGTTTTGGCGGCCTTCAAGCGCAGTTCCATGACCCTTCGGATCGTCGGATCCGTGCTTTCTTTTGCCAGCGCGGCGGCGTCCGCTTTGCCCAGGGTATTCACGGGCAAACCGCGATCCGTCAGCCAGTTTTTCAGCTGGGCCACGCTGCCGGGGTTTTCCAGACCGGTCAGACCCCGCATCTCCGAGAGGATCGTTTCCTTCTGTTCCGTGTCGCAGGCGATGGCGTTGCGGATCAGTTTTTCATCCACGGCGACGCCGCGGTCGTTGATCCTCTGGTCGAGGATCCACAGGGCTCGTTCCATTTCCGTGGGGTCCAGGAAAAGCGTACTGTGTATCTGCCGTTCTACTTCCACGTCCTGCACGCAGTAGCGTTTGAAGGCCTCCCAGCGCTCGGGGTCGTGTTCGGGCAGGTTGCGTGTGCGACCCCCGTTGGCCCGCGTCGGTTTGCACGGGTGACTGAAGTATCGGATCAGGGCCTTTCCCGCGGCGTCCTTCTGTGCCTCCAATCCCAGCGCCTGCGCCGCCTGGTCCAACGAGAGAGGCAGACCGTGCAGGGCGGCCAGGACCATCGTGCAGTCCCACTGCTCCGGGGGCATCGGGGCTCCCAGCAGTCGCGCAAGACAGGTCCGCTCGAACCCGGCGTTATGGGCATGCTTGCGCACCTTGGGATCCAGCAGCGCGACTCGCAGGTCCTCCGGTATCGGTTCCGCGGTCAGGTCCACGATCCGGACGGGCTCGTCGTCCCAGGCATAGGCGAACAGAAGGACTTCGAAGTCGGGCGCGGAGGCGTATCGGTATGCGCCCGACTTCGCAAGGTCTTTGCCGCCGTAGGTCTCTATGTCGACGAAGAGGTGCTGCATGACCTACAGCCCCAGGTCGTCGTCCCAGTCGTCGAACTCGTTCTCCGCCTTCCCGCGGGCTCCGCCCAGGGGCTCCCCGTCGGCGATTTTCTGGATGTGGTTCAGCCCCACGGCGACGCCGCGATTGCCGTTGGTGTTGTAGGGATACAGATTGACGCTCAGGCGGGCGTAACAGCCGCTGTACACCTCGGCCTTGTCGAGTATGGGGTTGCGCTGGGCGTCCACGATGCCGGGGGCGTCCTCGGAGGTGGCGTTGAAGAAGAAGTGACCCAGGTACGCCTCTCCTTTCTCGTCGGCTTCTTCATCCCCGTCGCGCAGGGGGAGCTTGAGGTTGGCAGGGATTTTGCCTTCCCACTTCTTTGCTGCACCTTTGGCCTTGGCGGCTTCGAGAGCGGCATCGAATTTCTTGAGCGTTTCCTTGTCGGACTTGGGGATCAGGAAGCTCACGGAATACTTCGGCTCCTGACCGTCCTGTTCGCGTGGTTCCCACACGTAGGCGTAAGAGAGACGTCCTTTTCCCGTGATTACCTTGGTCTGTGCGATGTCGTTCATTTCGATTGCTCTCCTTCTTTGAAGTCTTGGGCCGCGGCCTCCGTCGAGTTCAGAGCCGGGCGTTTGTCCGTGTCCTTGACCAATGCAGGCTTTCCCTGCGGTTTGACGATATGCTCCTTGAGCAGCTCCGCCAGCCTGCGCTTGCCGACCAGCTTCTCCATGGTCGGGATCCCGACCAGCGAACGGGTGTAAAGGGCGTCTTCTGCTATGCCGTTCTCCAACAATATCCGCACGGCGTCGTCCTCGTCTGTCAGCTGCCGGAGGCTGCGGCCCTCCACCAGCTTGTATCCATGGAAGCTCGCGCCGTGGTTGAGCGCCTGGTCCAGCGCGTAGGCTTCGACGTCCGAGACCCAAGTCTTGAGCTCTCCAGCGGCCGACAGCACGTCTGTGATGTCCTCGTTCGTGAGCAGTGCGGGCTCGGCGAACTCGTATCGGGCCAGGGCCATGTTGTCCTCCGCGCGTCGCCGGCAGACGGCCTTTGCCTTGCACCACCGGCAATGCTCCCCGGACTTGTACTCGCCCTCGCCCTTCTCCGCCAGCAGGGCCGCGGGTCTGAGCACCCGTTCAGCCCAGTCCAGCAGTTCGGGGACCTCCAGTTCCTCCGATGAGATGCTGTCTAGGCGGGGTTGGATAACGGTGCAGCGCACCCGGCTGAACGGGTACAGCATGAGCCACTCGTTGACGGCGCCTAGTCCGTAGAGCCGGAACTGTGGGTTGCCGGTCGCGGACACGGGCACGCCCTGGCCGTACTTGAGGTCCACTACCTCCAGCAGGTCGCCTTTGATGATCACGGCGTCGCTGGTGCCGTAGCCGCCGGGGACCCATTCACTGATATCCAGCCTCTCCCCCAGACCGACGAAGTCTGCATCCGCCGCATGGGAGACAACGTACTCAACGTAGGACTCCAGGTTGCCGGGCATGTCCTTGGTGTAGTACAGGGACAATTCCGCCTCCTCCATGCGCGTGGCGGCCTCCTGCTCGGTGAGCAGCCCCAGGGCCTTGCGTATGGCGATCTCCGCCACCAGATGCGCCGTGGTTCCCTCCTCGGCATAACTCGTGGTGGTGTCCGGGAACCGCTCGCTCAGCTTCACGCTGGGCGGACAGGCGATCCACCGCTCGGCGGAAGATGGGGACAGTTTGGCGTGGGCGGCCATGGTCAGGCCGCCATCTTCTCGGCCGTCATCCGGAGGACGTCGGCGAACTTTTCCGGGGGGATGTCTTGCACGGTCTTGCAGTCGAAAGCAGACAGAATCTCCCGGACTTGGGCCGAGCCTTTCCGTTGTTTGAGCTCCACAAGGGCGGCGTGCAGGTCCTCGAAAGTTGCCTGCGGCTTTTCCAATTCGGATGCGACCTCGGGCTTTACCGGTGTTGGCCTCGGGTCAGCGGATGCGATCGGGGCTTTCCGCTCGATCTCCGGTCTTCCGGTGAGGGCCTTTGCCAGTTGCTGAAGTGCGTTTGTGAGTTCAGGTGCGTTCAACGTGATGCTGATGTTCATGATTCAAACCCTCCTGTGTTAGAATGGGCTCGGGCGTTGGCGCGCCCGGACTTTGTTGCGTTTTTCTGTGTTAGAAAGGCTCCCTTCGAAGGGGGCTTTTCTTATTCCTCTTCTCCCCGCGCTTTCGCGAGGGCTGCTCTGGCCTTTTCAAGCCATGTTGCGAGCCCTGGGCTCGCCTTCCTCCCCTTGGTCATCTCTCGCTCCGCGCTATCCACGGCTTCCCTTATCACCTCCAGCAGCTCTGGCGCGGCGGCGATCAGGCGCGCGTTGCTTTCAGACACCCCGTCCGCAATGGCTTCCCCTGTTTCGGCCTCAAGAACCCTGCCCGTAAAATAATCCTCGCCAGAGTATCCGCCAGCGGCACTAACTTGCTTGCCGTCTTGTCTTACCTCATCAATATCAATCTCCGGCTCGTATTCCATAACCCACGGCCCCGGCGTGTGGCTCATGGCTGTTCCTCCTCTTCGAGAATATGCAGCTCCGCCAGCTGGCAGGCCAGCTCATATTCACGGGCGTACTTGTTGTTACCGTGGGTTTCCCGAACTTTTTTGCGAAACTCCTCCAGAGTTCCGCAAAAACACCCGCACACCACCGATATTTTTGTGGGTTCCCTAAAAAATGTTGTGCTTCTGTAGCGACTCCCGAGGCCGGTCACAACAAATAAGTCTTGTTTTCTTTTTACCCATGCGTCGCCGCAGACCTGCGCGTTGCCGCAGACTCGCGCGTCGCCGTAGACCCATGCGTTGCCGTAGACCTGCGCGTCGCCGCAGACCCAGCAATCTCCGTCCTGCGAAAGGTTTTTCTCCCTCTCGACGTATCCGCCGATATCCCCAGCCCTGATATCTAAATGTGGGATATCCCTCAGCGCTCGTATTCGGCATAGGTCGTCTTTTTCGCGCTTCAGCAGTTCGTATTTCCGGCTCATGCACTCGCCTCCCTCTCGATCTTTCCCAAACTCCCCACCGCATCCCCGAAGCGAAACACCGCGCCCGTCTTCGAGGCCGCCGCCCTGGCTCTGGTCCGCTTACCGGCGAACCCCCGCTGTATCAGTGCGTTCACCGCCTGCGAGAACGTCAGGTTTTCCACATCCGCGACGGCCTGTATCTGCCGCATCGAGGCGGGATTCAGGAACACCCTGGTCGAGCTACGAGACATCTCCGGCCATCCTCTCCAGGTCCGCCACGTAGACGTCCGGCCTGCCAAACCGCGCCGCCATATCACCGTCCGCACACCGTGCCAGGAACAGCGTATGGGGCAGCGCGATGTACTTCGGTCGTCCGAGCAGCCGATCCAGGAAACTCCTACGCCTCCCTTCCATGGGGCTCTCCCTCCTCCCACAGTCCCCGCACCTCGCTCCAGATCACCCGCACCACCCAGCACCACGCGCAGAGGACCACGATCTGTTGCAGGATGTACGGCCACGTCATCACGGGGTCTCCTTCTTTTTGCTGTAGAGCCCCTGCGTCGTGAGCTCGCCGGAGACGATGCGTGCTATCACGGCGTCGATATACCGGGAGTCCCAGACCACCGTCCGATATCCGAGCTTGATCCCCTTCTCGACGAGCCCGCCTTTTACCCACTCGTTCCAACTGGACTTGCCGATCCCCAGGCGCTCCGCCACCTGCTCCGCTCGCAGCAGAGTCCTCGGCGCCTCGCAGGTTGTTGCCTCACTCATGGGGCACCTCCTTTACGCCGCAGCCTGGAGTGCCCCGAGAACCTTCTGCCTCCCGGCCTCGCTGAAGCTCCACTGCGAGCACTCGTGCGGGCTGTAGGGGCTCTTGCTCATCTTCCACCGGCCGTACTCATTGCCCTGCCCCTCCGGCGCTACCAGCCCCATCTCCCGTGCGAGCTTCATAACCCGGCGGTTCGACACCCCCGCTTCGTCACCGATCTGCTTGGCGGAGAAATACCGCGTCTCCGCGCCCGGCAGCATCTCCAGGTGCTCCCGTCCCGTGGTCAGGTGCGTGATCTCGTGCGCCAGAATCCGCTTGCTCTCCGTCGTCAGCTCGTAGGCTGGATGTTCGACCATCCGCTGCATGATCTTCGCCAGCCGCGCGTTGGCGTTCTTTTCTTGGAGGGCAATCCGCTGCCGGGCAATCTCCAGCTTGCGCTCCTCGTCGGGGTTCTTCTTGACGCTGTAGCTGCCGGTCTTGCGGACCTCGTCCGCCATCTCCCACAGGAAGTCCATCACGGCATCAGCCTTGGGCTGGTTGGAGTACCGGCAAATCTCCAGAAGCCCCTTGAAGTTGTAGACCGTGACCTCGCGCGTGACTTCCCGGTCGCCCTCAACCCGGCTCAATTTGAGCTGGGTTGAAAACTTCTCCAACCTCTCCTGATTCCGCAGGTGAATGTTCTTAATGGCTGTGTCAGGATTGGCGTACCCCAGCATCGTCCCGATCTGCTCCCGAGTGCCCCAGAACTCCTTGCCGCTGTCCTGGTAACAGTCGAACTTGATGCCTTCGAAATCTCCCGTCTTTACAAGCTGTAAGCTCTTGTTCATGTTGTTGCCTCCTTCATTTCTCCCCCCGCGGTACAATGGCCGCAGAAGGGAGGTGATGATGATGAACAGAATCCCTGTCGTTTCCAGCAACTTGTGCTCTGTTGGCTACGACGAAACCAGCAAGATGCTGAAGGTGGAGTTTCATGACAGCCGGGTCTACCAGTATTTCGATGTTCCCGCATTGATTTATCATGGTTTGATGGCTGCCAGCTCTCACGGCTCCTACCTCGACCGCTACGTTAAGAAGGCCGGTTATCGTTATCTCCGAGTGCGCTGAGCGCTTTGTCTATCAACCCTACGGCCCCGTTCGTGTCAATCTCAAACGTCTCGTTCGGGGCCGCACCATCCGCAACAACAAGACCATGCAGGGTCACCAACTCATGTCGGGACACTTCCAGCGCCCGGCGTACCAGGCTCATGGACTCGAATCCCACAGGGAGGTTCATGCCTTCACCCCCGCGAACTCTTGGACCATCTCTGGCGGAACCACCCGCCCGTTCTCCCACGCCCTCACGGTCTCCCTCGAGACCCCGAAGAACATTCCAAACTGCTGTCTGTTCCTCCGCATCGTTTTACGGAGCTTTTGGATTGCGTTCATGCCTTTGCCTCCTTCCCATCGTTCAGCTCCCGCCGCATGGCGATCATCTTCAAAATCTGCGGCTTCGCCTTGCCCCACAGACCGTCAAGCTCGGCCTCGTCCTTGGGGTCGCCCACTAGGTTCAGGCCGATCTTCTCCAACCCCACCTGCACAAGAAACAGGTTCGGGGCGCTCGCCGACATATCCACCGTATTCATCTCCCAATCCTCCTCCTTCCTGAAAACAACCTCGATCCGCCACTCCTTCGACCGGGGCCCCCGCAGTAGCTCCGCCTCGCTGACACCCAAAACCTCGCAGAGGCGTTGCAACTCATCAACTCGCGGGGCCCTTTCGTTCTTCTCCCAACGTCTAACGGTGGTGAATGAAACATCAACAAGGGTGGCGAGAGTTTTTTGGTTTATCGCCAGCTTTTTTCGACATGCCCTTATATTTTGCCCCGTACTGAGCACTGCACTCACCTCGAATTATAAAATGCTCGTTTTAGGATAATTATAGATGTCCTATTTGGAGCTGTCAATAGTTCCCCTACAAAAATGCTCTGTTTAGGGCTTAAATATGCCCCAAACTGTGGGATTGAAAAAGGTTCTGGGGGGTTCTAATATGAACATGAGGTGTTCTAAATGGGGCTGTCTTTTACAGAGAAGTTGAAGTATCTTCGAAAGAAAAATGGAATGAGTCAAAGACAACTCGCAGATGCGATCCCAACGTCTTTTTCCACTCTTCGTAGATGGGAAAGTGGAGAAAGGTCCCCTGATCTTCAGGTGCTCATACGCATTGCCGAGGCGCTGGATTCTTCTGTTGCATATCTGACAGGTGAGACAGATAACCCGGAGCGATCCAAAGATATGATCCGCGTTTACGAGGGGGCAGATGGGCAGCTGGTCCCCGAGTACCCTAAAGGATGGGGTAGTCCTCCGAAGCGCTCTAAGGGGTCCAATATCCGCCCGATTCGCGGCAAGCTAGTTGATGTCCCCGTTCTTGCTCCGCAGTCCTCGATCTGCTGCGGGAAGGGATTTAATCTCGCGGAGGTTGAGGCAGAAGTGGATTGGTGGGAGCCTGTCCCTGAGGGATGGCTTACCGGCCCCAAAGGCGACAAGCCATTTTTCATCACCCATGTCGAGGGCGACAGCATGGAGCCCATGATTGAGGATGGCGAGCGTATCCTGGTCAACCCCAATCAGGAGGTCGCGCATGGGGATGTGGTCATTGTCTGCTGGAATGGGAGATCAATGGTGCGGGGTGTGAAGTTCGAAAGGGACGGCGCGGTGCGGCTTGTCCCCGTCAATAAAGACTACGACGAAGATGTGATTTCCAAGGAAGACAGGTCCTTCGTTTTGGAGTTTTGTGGGGTTGTCGTGCGTTTTTTGGGTAAAGACAGGGTTTCGAGAGGGATCTTATGA